CAAACATAGAAAAGGTTATCGATGGTAAAATTAAGTGAGACAATAGACATGGAGGACCAGGAGTTATCTCCTCCTCCTCCGATTGAGATTGTAGTTCCTAGAGATAAGAATAAGGCTGCTTTTAAGTTAAGAGGTTTTGGTCCCATATATTGTATCAATCTGGATGCACAACCAGAGCGTTGGAAATATATGGAAGAACAATTTAAGTATTGGGAGATAAAAAATTATCATCGCATTTCTGCATATGATGGTAGAGATGATGATTTAAGTCATATTCTTAAAGGAAAGTATCCTGATAATATGACGGGAGGTGAAATTGGATGCACTACTTCTCATCTTAAAGCAATTAAGCATTGGATGGAGACTTCTGATAGTCCCTATGCAATCATGATGGAAGACGATTGTGATCTAGATTTAGCACAGTGTTGGAATTTTACTTGGGAAGATTTCTATGCACACTTCCCTTATGATTGGGATGTGGTTCAGATGGCAATCATTTGCACTGGTGATCTTCATATTAAAATCCATAAAAGATTTGTAAATAATTTCTCTACTGCATGTTATGTTATCACAAGACATCATGCAGAGAAGATGATGAGGTTACATTGTAGGGGTGATAAGTATAAGCTAGACAATGGAGTAAGACCAAGACCTGTAGCAGATGATTTACTTTATAACTCAGGTAATACTTATTCTATTCCTTTATTTAATTACAAGATTGAATTGGGATCAAGTATTCATCCAGAACATATTGGTGTATTTCATCATGGTAATAGAGAAGCAATTAGAAATTTTTGGATGACTCAAGGATCAAAATATGGTATAGAGGAGTTAATGGATCTTAACCCATATCTTGGAAGGATAACCGAAAATACTGCTGCTCAGAAGGCACAAGAGCAACAACAACACCAGGAGTAGTGTTGACAGGAAAATTAACCTGTAGTATACTTAAACTGTCACACACTGAATGTGACACTTGTATAAATAACTTCATACAAAGGACTCGAAAGAATCGTAACCCTGTGTAGATGTCAACAAGATCCCATGTCGGGGATCTTATCATCCGCAGGATTTTTTTTATTCTTGCGAGACACTTCAAACAAAAAAATGTTTAAACCTCTTATAGCAGCTGTTGCAGCTGCACCTCTCTTCGCTGGCGCTGCTTTCGCAGGTCCTTACGTTAACGTAGAAGCTAATGCTTCATACCCAGACGGCGAATATTCTTCTGCTACAACAGACCTTCACTTCGGATTCGATGGTGGTTCTGATAATGGCAAACTTGGATACTATGTTCAAGGCGGTCCTGCTTTCGTTCATAGCGATTCAACTGATGACACTGAGACTGAACTTTCAGGTAAGGTTGGTGTATCATATGCTGTTGCTGATTCTACAAGTGTATACGGCGAAATCGCTGGTATCACTAACGAAGATTCCAGTGGCGATGACATCATCGATTTCTCTGGTAAGTTGGGTCTAACTTACAAGTTCTGATTTAATCAGTAAACTTAATATAATTAGAAGGGAACCTTAACGGTTCCCTTTTTTTTATGCTATAATATTCTCATGAAAAAAACAGAAGATGTAATAGGACATCCCTTGTGGATTTTTCCAGTATTCTTATTGGTGTTCCTTTCTTTTATACAAACGATTCATACTATGGCACATCTTCATCAAGAGATAGATGTTCATGGATTTTGCAGACAAAATAAAGAGTATATTCAGATGAGAGAATATGAGGAGTAATGTAAAGATTTGTAAATGCTGACATTAGGTATTAATACTTGACGGAAATTTAATATTTGCTATATAATTATGTTACGTTTCTTAATAAACGAATGACTACATCAGCACAAGTGGTAACCGAAGATGGTGGTCGTCAGAATATGTACGGAGTAGAAACCCGTCCATATATTGATCCTTCATATAAAGGTTACTGGAAAAATGCAGAACAAACTAATGGTCGTATGGCCATGATTGGTTTTTTTGCTGCTGTACATAACTACATCCTTTTTGGTGCAGTTATACCTGGCATTTTTTAATGTAACAGGTCTCTTTCTATCGCTCTATCTACCCCTACTAATCTAAGAAAATGAACGAACAAGCAGAACTAGCCAACGGACGTTGGGCAATGATCGGTTTTCTAGCCGCTATTGGTGCATATGCCACCACCGGAAACATTATCCCAGGTATCTTCTAATGTCTGACATAGCAATTTGGCAAAGAGCACAAGGACGTGCTGCAATGATAGGAATTTGGGCAATCGCTCTTTCCTATGCTTTCACTGGTCAACTTATCCCAGGTATCTTCTAATGGATGAAACAACACGCTTTCAGCAAGCAGAGATGTGGAACGGTGCAGCAGCAATCATTGGTTGTGTAGCAGCATTTGCTTCTTACACCTTTACAGGTCAGTTAATTCCTGGTATACTGTAAAACTTAACAAAACTAAATAATTACTCGTAACTTTATCAGCGAACAAAAACATGGGCGACTTTATAGCCGCATCAGACAGTATATCACCACTAACAGCCATACTTTGGGTTTTTTATCCTATGGCTGCTTTAGTTTTAATTGAATTATTACTTCGTACATTTAATGATGATGACGATGATGATTTCCAAGGTGGTAAAGGAGTTCGCATTGGTCAGATGGAACCTGTTCCTGTTTCAGTTCCATCAGGTGCTTGACTAAAGGGTAAAAATACCTATATAATAACTGTAGAGTATTTTTACCTAGTCAAATGCCTCAATTAGTATTTTTTGGTTTAGTAAGCGCATATCTTTATTTCAATGGACCCATCAGTTCTATCGTATTTCAATAATATATTAATATCTACACCAGCATCTGCTCATGGGTTGCTGGAATTTGCATTCTTTGTTACTATTGGCATCACTGCCGGCTCATTGGGATTAATATAAAATGTTGAATATAGCAGAAACCTTTCAAATGGTTGTTATAATGTTAGCCGGTATTGGAATGACTGTTGGTATGTTTATGATTATGATGTCTGCTATGATGGAGAATTAATTTAATGACTAACTCAACTTTAACAGAAGACCAATTAGATTTCCGTCAAAAAGTATTGTTATTACTTTTTAAGAATTTTGGTGACGGTAAATATTCCAATCAGTCTATCTATGAATGTGCTGATGATTGGTGTGGTAAACAAGTAACCACTAATGGGCTTGTCAGTTATTACAAAGCATACTATAATAATAAATAATTCATTTGTTATAAGACTCATGTGTCAAAAAGTAATTAATGTACTTGCTGTTGCGTCTGCTGCTGTATCTGTTGCCGTTGTTGGCAGTGTTGGTTACGTTTACGTTAATCGGACGGCAATCATAGAAGACATTAAAGAAAAAGCCATCGAGAGTATAATGCCAGGTGGTGGTCTTCCTACTGGTGGCGGTGCTCTTACTGGAGATGTAGGAATGGATTTTGCTCCTACTGCTCCTTCTACGTCTGCACCACAAGCAAAAAGCCCACAAGCTTTTAATTAAATAAACCTTAAGGCGACTATATATAATTAGTTGCCTTATTTTTTATGGCTGAAGAAGTAAAAGAAGAACTTCAAGAAGAAGAGCATAAAGACGAAAAAAAGAAAAGTGCTCTGGGTAAAATAAAAGATGCTATTCTTCCAGATCAAGAAGAGCAAGCTGCAATCATCTCTACTTTCGTGAGGCTTGGAGTTCTTGTGTGGTCCGGAGGAATATTAACATTAAATTATGTGGCAATTCCTGGAGTACCCACTCAGAAAATAGATCCGACATTTATAGCTTCAGTTTTCACAGGAGTTTTAGCTAGCTTTGGAATTCAGACAGCATCTAAGAAAGGTGATGGAACTATGAAAATGAATGGTAATGGTAATGGTAACAGTGCTCCTCAAGTTTCTAAAGCAGATATGGAGAAGTTAATTGAGAAAGCAACTCAAACTGCACCTGCTCAGGTTATTAGAATTGAACAGGCACCTCTTAATCTAACTGCTTCTGCACAACCACCTAAGAAAGACGAACCACCTTATAAAATGTAACTTGGAGGTATATTATGAATAAGTGGATTGGAATTAGTTTAGGAACTGTATTGGGAGTATCTCATATAGGAATGATTGGTTTAATTGCTAGTCGTAGTAATCTTCCTATGGTAAATCTTCCGGTGAGTGACTATACTTCTTATAGTGTAGAAGCAGGTAAGGATGGTTATAGGATTAATTATCGTGCTAATGATCCTCTTATAATGGGGGTAAGAAAAGAGATTGATAAACCTGCCGGGTTTCTTGGACTCGGTAGAGCCAGAGTGTCTAGCGAAGAACAGTACACGATGGAGGGGTCTCGTCACCTGGGAGGTCAAGCAGGTGACCCAAAGTTGTCTGCCAAAGCCGTCTCCTGTATCAAGGCGGAAGGTGGAGGCGAATCAACAGGGAGGATTGTCGGCGGTAGCATTGGGGCTAGTGCTGCTTCTAGTCTTTCCACTGTGCCTTATGTTGGGTGGGTGCTTGCTGGTGCTGCTACGGTGATTGGAATGGATCAAGGAGCAGAGATTGGCGGCAATATGGCTAGTAGTCTTGCTGATTGCGATCCTGATCTTATAGATAATGTAGAAGATATACAATGAATAAGTTATTAAAATGGATCAAACGTTGGATTGATCTCAATCACACAACTCCTTGGAGAAAAAACAATGGGACTTCCAGACAAAGCTCAAAAAGTATTTGATAAAGTTGTAGCATGGGATAGAGACCTTGCTCGCAAATTTCAGGATAAGTTTAACTTAACTGATTATCAAATGCTGTGCGTATCTTTTGCTAAAGGATTTATTATTGGTGCTATCCTTTTATAATGAATAAAGAATGGAATTAAATGAATCTAATGTAATAGAGGTTCTTAGTGAACTCTTACCTTATATTGAGGCAGATGGAGGATGGTTAGAGTTTGTTGAGATAGATCGTAATTTAGATGAAGCAACTAGGATGTATTATGGTGTCAAGGAAGGTGAAGGTGGTATAGTAAAAGTTAGATTGGGTGGTGCGTGTGAGACATGTGCCATGAGTTCTATGACTTTAAAGCAGGGTATTGAAAAGAAACTAATGATGGAAATTCCAGATGTATTAGGAGTTATTCAGGTTCTCTAACACAGTCAGTGAGTTCACACATAATTAGGTATTTTTTACTACTTTTAAACTAAATATAGGTAGTAACGGATTGAAAGATCATGCCCGTGACTCAACAGCGTCATTACACAGTTGGATATCACGATAATCAACTACATCATTATGAGATATGTGAGTATGCCATGAGTGCATACGAAG